AACACATGATTTGTCTGAATTTGATGATGATATACTACTAGAAACTTTAAAATCATTAAATGAATTTGAATTAGAAGTAACTGGATTTAGCCAAGCAGAACTTAATGACTTAATTGATGATAACAAAAATCCATTTAAAACAATTCGTATGGAAGTATCTGATTTAAAAGCACACCCTAAAAATTACCAAAACCACCCAGACGACCAGCTAGACCATATTATAAATTCCATAAACACACATGGCTTTTATAGAAATATAGTTATTGCTAAAGATAATGTAATTTTAGCTGGACACGGTGTTGTACAAGCAGTTAAAAAAATGGGGAAAACTAGAGTGCCAGTTATTAAATTAGATATAGAAAGCAATTCAGTTAAAGCATTAAAAGTTCTAACTAGTGATAATGAAATAAACAATTTAGCTCAAGTTGATGACGAGGCATTAACGCAATTACTTACAGAAATTTTAGAAATAGATAATAATTTAGCTGGAACTGGCTTTAATACAGACCAATTAGGTGCATTAGCTTTTACTTCTGCACCACCAGATAGCAGAAATGAAAACAATCCAGATGATGAATGGGTAGGAATGACAGACTGGGAAAAATATAATGAAGATGATGAATACAAATTGGTAATTAGGTTTGATGATAAAGAAAAAAAAGAGGAATTATTAGAGCTAATTGGTGCTGATGAGGGGCTAAAAAACTTTAAAAAAACTACTAGCATTTGGTGGCCACCTAGACCATTTGAGGACCCAAGTTCAATAGTCTTTATGCCAGATGAAACCTAAATATCCAATATTTATAATTTCAAAAGGCAGACACGATGTTTGTTATACAGCAGATATGTTTTTAAAGTATGGTGTTGATTTTAAAATAGTTATAGAGCCACAGGAGTTTAATTTATATAAACAAAAGTATGATGAAAAAATACTTCTACAAACACCATTTAGCAATCTAGGTTTAGGTAGCATACCAGCTAGAAACTTTGTATGGGAGCAAGGTATTAAATCTGGAATGGAACGACATTGGATTTTTGATGACAATATTAGAAAAACTAGATATATATGGAACGGTAGAAAAGTAGAGTGCGACCCTAATGTAGCTATTTCTGAAGTAGAAAAATTTACAGACAGATATGAAAATATTGCTATTAGTGGAATGCAATATACTTTTTTTATAACCAAAGGACATAAAAAGCCATTTTACTTAAACAACAGAGTGTATAGTAATTTATTAATTCGTAATGATTTAGACTTTAGGTGGCGAGGTAGGTACAACGAGGACACAGATTTATGTTTACAGGCTTGGTCAAAAAATTGGTGTACTGTATTATTTAATGTTTTTACAATAGACAAAAACGCAACAATGGCTATGAAAGGTGGCAACATGACAGAACTTTATAAGGAAAATGGTAGGTTGCAAATGTCAAAAGACTTAGAAAGAATGTGGCCTTATGTAGTAGAAACTAAAAGAAAGTTTGGTAGAGCTCAACACCATATTAAGAAAAATTCTGTGCAGTTTGATATTCCACTTATTAGGCGTAAGGATATTGATTGGGATAAGATTGAAAAAGAAAAAACAACTCTTAAAATTAAAGAAGTAGAAAATATTAAAAGTGATAAATTAAAAAAATTGGTAGAAAATCACAATGATAAAAAACAATAGAGAATTTGATATAAGAGATGATGAAACCTTTACAGATTGGAAAATTAGAAAAGGTCAAGAACTTAATTATCCAAGTAGTTTAAGTCAAAAAAATAGCAACAAAAATTCCATTGGTGTATGTCCAAACACAAAACAAAAAAAGAATACTTGTAAGTGTAAAACTTGTATAGCTAGACGGAATAGAAATAAAGGTAGAAGAAAACAAAACCAAGCTAGAAAATTGCTAAAGATACCTAATAATAGATTTCATGGTGCAGACGCACATGAGGAAAATTGGAGTACAGGATTAAGAGTAGAAGTTAAATCTGGTAAGCAGGTTGGACCATTGGTAACAGTTTTTAATAGAGGAAAGCTACAATCAGATAAAGCACACATTGCTTATGGTGGAATGAGCAAACCATTTTGTCATGTAGCTATGCCAGACGGTAGCAATACTGGAATAATTAGTTTGGAAATAAAAGATTTAGAAAATTTTTGTGTAGAGGTTTTAAAAAACTTTGGCTACGAAATGGAATAACCTAATAGAATTAAGGTTTTCATTGTTAAGGGTAATTAAACTGCTAGCTATAGAACGCTTAAAACAGAACTACAACGCAGTTAATTTTTAACAATTATTAAATTTACGATTAATTATGTTACACAGTATGTTTATAATAAAAATTACAGCCCAGTTGAAATACTTGGTGTCGCTTGGCTAGGACCTCCATTTCTTAGCTAGGCGGCACCAGTATTTAGGGGAAAGGAAAATTATGGATATAAAAATAAATCCAGTATCTGTTGCAGAAATAGCCGAGATAATGCAAGTACCTAGAACAAAAGTAGCTAGTTTACATTATCACGGTAAGTTACCAGCACCAGATGTTGTATTAAAAGCTTGTCCTTTATGGGATAAAGAAAATATAATTGACTTCCTAGACACAATAGGAATAGTAGATAACAGGAGGAAAAATAATAATGGACAGAACGACACAAATCCAACTTAGTAAACCTTGGAATAAAAACTTAGTTAAAAGTTTAAACAAAGGCTTTGGGGATATAGACTATGTTGAACATACGCAGGTTACACAAAAACTAATTGCATTAATACCAGACCTAGATATAGAAATTGGTAGATATATTCACGATACAGTAGAGGATATGAATGGTGTTAGGCGTAGATTTGTAACTGGTGTAGAAGTAAAAATGAGCGGTACTATTGACGGACAATATGTACGCAGACAAGAAGTCGGTATGTGTGATAAACCATTTTTTCATTCAGACGCAAATAAAGTACATAATAACGGACAGAGAGCCAAAGAGGCTTTATCAGACGCTATTAAAAGATGTGCCATGCGATTAGGTGTTGGTATAGAATTATACGATACAGATGTATGGCTTGGAGGATATTTAGAGAAAAATAATTCTGTTACAGAAGAAGAATAAAATATATTCTTATGAAAATAGTATCAGAGTTACCACACTTTAGCATAGTTCCTGAGTGGCTTATTGAGAGTAAAATTAGCGATAATGCAATTAGAGTTTATGCAACGCTTTGTAGATACGCAGATAAGTATGACGGAACTTGCTATCCAAGTATTCAGACAATAGGAAAAAGATGTCATAAATCATCTAGTACTGTTAAGCGTGCTATCAAAGAATTGGAACAATACAATGCTATAGAAGTCCAACCTAGATATTTGGACAACGGCAATGGACAAACTAGCAATTTATATTTAATTAAATATAATCCTGCTTTTAAATTTGATATGGGGGCTAAGGTCAAAAATGACATGGGGGGTAGTTCAAATATGACACACAAACTAAAGTCAATTAACCAAAGTCATTTAATTAGTGAAAAAACTAATAAAGGAGAAATATATTTGGCTCTACAGGAACATTTGTGGAAACCAAAAACTAAAAATGAAATATCATCTTTTAATAAAGTGGCAAAAGACTTGGCTGAGGTAAACGCTACTTCAGAACAAGTTAAGGACAGAGTTTATATTTATAAAAAGAAATGGCCGAATATGACATTGACACCATTTGCATTATCTAAAAATTGGACTTTACTTGGCGAAATGTATGAAACAAATAAACCAGTAAAACCTAGAAATTGTACAACAGACGGACACGAATTTATAGATAGTGGATTTGAAAATAATGAATATAAATTATTTATTTGTAGATTTTGCACAGAAGAAAAAAAAGAAATACTAGAATAGACTTATGTTTAACTTTGGACATTTAGCAGTAGAGTATTATTTAAGTACACAGAATAAACTTATAAAACAAATTAAAGATATTTTTGTGTTGCCAGCTATAGTAGATACAGACGGTGGCTTAGGATTTAGCCACAACGGTAACCTTTATTGTGTCATTGTTAATATATTTGGCGAATTTGAAGTATCTGTTATTTCAAAAGACCAAGACTTAGCTTATATAGAACTAGGCGACGCAGAGGAATTAATTAAATTTTTTGAATTGTTGGCTAATGATATAGA